TCCCCAGCAGTCGGGAATGTGATCACATACTTGGTCGGGGCGTTTGCGTCATTGGCAACGATCGCCGCAGAGTCCGTGGTATCATCAAAGGTCACGGTGATCACCTGATTGGCTTCACAGGGCAGGCCGTTGGCGTCATCAATCGTAACTTCGACCGAGTAATAGCTACCCGTACCTTCAGGATCAACTGCAACAGCGTCCGTAACGGTCTTTGCACCAGCCGTAGCGTCGGCACAAGGCTCACACAGCACCGCAGGAGCCTGCGGACACCGCTTGACGAGAAGCGAGATCGCATACTCGTTATTTTCGAGCGGTTTGCTGAACGCCGTGAAACGGCTGAAGTAGAATCCTTTTTCCATAAGGATATTCTTTTCCACATCTGGAATATTGATCCACTTCAGTTCGCCTTCGTTGTTGGGAGTCGTGCCGAATGTCGCACCGTTGACTCGTCCCGGCGTGACGGGCGGTACCTGCTTCTCAAAAACATTCTTTAGAATGAAGTTGATGACAGTATATTCCGCCTTGATATAATCAGGATCGGCTTCCCACCGACTGCCCTGCGTGACCGCCTCTTCTTTGAACGGGAGGACTCGGTCGCAGACAATATTCCCGTTAGCGTCCTGCGACACTATCTTGAAGCGGGGGGCGAGAAGGTTGAATGTCATTGCGTAGCCTCTGAACCTCGTCAGCTTGCCGATACCGTCAATCAGAAGGTCTGGATTGGCATAGCGGAAGTCTTCACGGAGGCCCGGATCTCGCCTGACGACATCGTCCCAGTCATAAGGATGGATAACCATACCGAAGTACGGCATATCGCCTTCCATTGACAAAGCCCCGTCCTTGCATTGCAGGGCGAGCAACTGGTAAAGCATATCCATATGCTTGGTCGTGAGGGTTGAGACCACTTCCCCAGCGGGGATGGTCAACTGGGCGGATGTAAACGGATCATAGGTGAACCGTGTCCCCGGAGTAGCTGACCCCGTGGCGATGAACTTGTTCGCATAGTTCATATACATTTCCTGCCCGAAATTCTCCCAGATCTGCAACGCAACATCGCCGAATGATTCGAGAATCATAGCGAGTTGCTGCTCGAACTGCCATTCATACTGGAAGTCCTTAATGCAGTAATTGGGGGAGCGACGGGTGGTATTCCAGCCCGAGTAACTTTCGGTTTTGAAACCGTATCCGAGCATATGTGCCGTGTAGGTACACGGATCGTTGCCGGGATCTGTCGGGCCGTTTGTGCCTGCCGCACGATAACCCGTTTCCTCAGACCACTTCAGCAATGCGGCTTGGTCGTCCATCCCGGGATAGAAAGTATGAACCTTGCGGACATACCCTTCTCCGAGCTTGAAGACGCCTCTGGGCTGAAGATCACGGTAGATCGACTTGTATTTGTGCATCTTCTTACGGATGACGGGATCGAAATTCTCCGAGATCCGTATCATGATGCGGTTAAACTGCTCTGTAGAGAGCGGTATGGGATTTCCTGATGCCATAGCGTATTCCTCCTGTTTAATCAAAAATATATGTTATGTACGAATCGTCGCACACGCCACCGGGGAGTGGCATACATCCTTGACTTTTAACGGAGTCCAACCGCCGACGGGGATCGGAATACGCCCTCAGTCTTTACGAAGACCTCACGCTGACCGAGGAGTCAGCATACGCTCTCTGCCGTTGAGACGGCATAGCTTTGTCTTTTGAAATGTTCTTATACAGTATTACAGAGAAAATGTCAACAACTTTTCGAACATATTTTTTACCGAGCCAGTTCTTCCTTCAGAATTGAGGCAACAACATCCTTGGACTCCACCCCGTTCTTGGGTGCTTGCTGTTGAGTGCCGTCGTCAGTCGGATCGGCATTAAGCCCGGACTTTGCTTTGTATCTTGCCTTCATGTCCTTCTCGATATCCATTCTTCTGGAGCGTTCTTTTTTGTAAAGATTAAGGTAAACGGGAGCGAGAACCCCGAGGACGAGATGCTCTGCCTGATCCATCTGGTTGTCACCAGAGAACAATTCCGACACCTTCCTGTGCAGGACAGAGACATTCTTGTTCCAGACTTCGTTGCCTTCAATCGGCGTGAATAAAAAATGACCGTCTCTTATTGCTTTCGCACTCGCAGCCTTGAACAGGGACTCACGGGCGTTCTGGTTCATGGCGGTCGCTCTCTGGCTATGCTGTTCCTCAAGTGTCTTCCGGGTCTCCTGATGTTTTTCGATTGCCATCTTTTTCATGTTCTCGTACTGGTCATACTGGGCAAGGTGACCAGAGATCATTGTAGCCATATCAGGGGCAGACTCCTGTATGATCTCGAATCGATGCTTCGGGCTTGCCTTCAGCAACGAGTCAACCACATCGTCAGCGACCTCCCAGTCCTTGGCGATTGCCTTGATGGCATCGACCACGAGCTTTTGTGGGCCGTCGTACTGTGCCTGAAAACGGGGATCCGCTGAGAGGGAATACTTGCCGAGTTCGTCGTACGCCTTATTGAGCTTGGCGTTCATCTCGTCAACCTGCTTCTTTGACTCCGTTACCTCTTGGGCAATTTGCTCAGTAGATCTCTGGACGGGCTGAGACTGTTGGCTCTTCCCGAGCCTTTCGTTTGCCTGATTGAGTTCGGTTCTCAGGCGACGAAATGCTTCTTGAGTCCTCTCGTCCGCCTTCTTCAGCTCTGGCGGTTCATCTTCGATCTTAGGCGGTTTTTGATCGTCTCCTGCTTTGGGCTTCTCGGATTTTTCACCGAATAACTCTGCGGGGACATCAGGTGTCTCTTGCAGATTAACGGGCTTTTGTTCAGGTGACTCCTGCTCTGGCGGTTTTTGTTCGGGCGGTTTAACACCTTTGACTTCGTTCATTACATCCGATGCGATCTGTTTAGAGCTTCTGTCGTCTTCCACGGGAGGTTTTTGTTCGTCACTCATTGTTGGTTCCTTTCTCTTCGGGTTTTATTTTGATGCCGAGAACTTTTGCAATCGCTTCAGCACCGAACGAGGCCTTCGGCTCTTCCTGAGCGGGAGTGCTTTGGTCTAGTGTCGTCATACGGTCGACGCAATTATGCCATCCGTCGTTTCTTCCTGCCTCAACGATGCAATTTTCAGCCCTGACTTGCGGAGAGGGTGGTAGAATAACCCGACCCTCTGTCCTGAGGATATCGATGACTATCTTTGTCATCGGATGATTGATCCATTCGTTGTACTGCCTTCGGACATCCTCGTTGTTCTGTAACTCTTTCGCTTTCATTGTTCGGGTTTCCTTTCTTTTATGCTTGCGACGCTTCCGCCTTGCGATCGTCACGATTGATATTCGCCGAGGTCTCCAAGTCCTTGAGTTCCATATCGTGTGCGGCCTTTTCTTCCTTCATCTTGTTCCGCATCAGCATATCCCTCATTTTTAATTCCATCTTCTTCTCAAGCTCCGCCATCTTGACTTGGTAGTCTCCGTTCTGAAGAACCTGCTGTGCCTGACCGAGCTGTTGCTGCTGCTGTTGCTGCTGCTGTTGCATTTGCTTTTGCTGGAACTCGAGGGCTTTCTGCATCTGGGAGAATACTTTTGCAAACTGGTCGAGTTGCTTCGTGTACTCTTCGACCTCGTCCTTACGGGAAGGATCGGTAGCCATGGACTGAACATGAGTGCCAGAATGCTGTAACCCAATTCCAAAAGCAGGCACGACCTTCATCAGGTTCATCTGCTCGGGTTTATTCATAAACGACTGGGCGAGTCCAACGAGCTGTGGTAAGTGAACCAGAAGATGGATGGTGTGGGGTTGATCCGTACCAACGATGACCTGCTGTCCCTCTAGGATGTCGTTGTTCTCGAGCATCGCAAGAGAGTGTTCAGAGGTCGGAATTTCGTTGCGTCCCATCTCAGGAACATAGCGGTCGACCGTATCATACCCGACGAGCGAGGCAATCTTGTCACGCAAAGCGTTACGGCGACCGATCTCGTCCATGGATGGAACAAGGTTCATGATCTGGTTAGTGACCATCTCCCGCATGGTCGCCGACCCGTACCCGATAGCCCGGGTGGCGGTTACCGTACATCTATTGAGGATCTCTTTTGTGACGCCACGCTTCTTGCAGTTTTCACGAAATTTCTTCGCTTCCTTGTACCCGCCTGCCTCAGAGGGATAGCTGGAGTCGGACATCCTGCGGAAGATTTCTTTATGGAACGCATCGAGCTGAAGATAGTGAATTGAGATTTGATTCTTGTCCAACTTGGCGGTGTTCATCGCCTGAATCTGGACTTCGCCGAGTGTGCGTTCCGGGGCGTTCGGATCTTCCATAGATTTCTTGAAGACATTCGTGTTGTTGTTCAGGATCTGGTACAGCATCGACCTGACATTTATCAGCCCTTTCAGGTTCGGGGCGAATGTCTGTTGAACTGCCTGATACCCCTTCGGCAGAACCGTGATTGGCCCAAGACGCATCAGATTTATCTGCCCGGAAGAACCCTGCTCGGTCGGAGCAAGAATAAAGCTGGAAGACATAACCGCCCCGTCGACCGTAGAACAGATAAAGCGATTGGACTGCTCGATGTGCGGGAATATCCTGTGACCAAGACCCTTGATCGACTTGCAGTATCCATCGCCCGTATTCCACATAAAAAGACAGAGTGCCTGCTCCATCCCGTCGTACTCGTCGACACCCTTGTAAAGAAACTCGAGGTACTCGTTATCCTCGGAGATGATATAGCGGGATACTTTCCCGTTGTACTCTTTGACAAGAAACTGAATCACCTTGATCGGATTGCAGTTGTTCTTTGAGCTGACGAGATCGTTGTTCTTCAAGTCCTGCTGGAACGCCTCGAACTCCGTGGACTGATATTTATTACTGGAGTCACTAGAGTTTTTCTGCGACTTGACGATCGACTCAAGTATGAGCGTCGGGTTCCATCCCTCTTCCCTTGCCATTTCCTTCGACTCTTCGTCCTTGATCTTCTGGAACAGTTCGTGTGCCTGATACGAGTGGCGTAGTCCTATCAGCTCAATCTCGGATATATCGGACTTGGAAAGCGGATCAATCAGCAGGGCGGATCTCTTAGTGATGAACGGACGCCAGTCGTGCTTGTCCCGCCAGTAGACTGGGCCAATACCCGTGACGAGCATTTCCTTGATAGAGATCATACGGTTAAAATAGTAGGAGGGCCATTCCTTAATTGTGCGGGTGTACTCTTCCTCGATGATGCCAGCGTAATTTACCGTGGGACGCTGTGGATCTTGGAAATCTACACGGGCGGATATCAGGTTGGGAACTTCCATGTCAAGCTCCCAGATGGACGCCGTGTTGGTGTCGATGATCGACTCTGCCTCACGCCAGTTCACATTACAACGCCATGACTGTCCGCTTCGGCGGAGTTCGGATGATTCGTAGGGCGGGTTGCCGTCGATCAAACCCTGAATGACGCAACGATAGTACGCAGCCTGCTCGTCGTTCGTCTTCATGTTCTGAAAAAGTTCATGGGCAGACTTGGCGTCCTTGATTCTCGAACAAGGTGCCTGACCACTTTCGCTCACGGATTTTATCGGCTGTGTATCTTCTACCATTTTCTACTCCTTGGCAAATTTCCAGCAGTACTCTGGATATATTGCTTTGACGCCCTTGTCGATCAGGGCTGGTTTTTCTGCATGGACTGAGGCGAAAATTATAACGGCGTCGCATTTGCATATCCCAAGACGGTTGTCATTAGGAGTCTTGCCATGGTTCCATCCGTGGATCCATTGGTCAACGCCCTTGCAAGTCAGGCAAATATGCTTGGCGTTAAAATCACAGTTGACGCAAAGGGCGGATCGGGTTGCGGAGATCTTGTCATCGACAACTTTCTTACCAGAGTTAGTCCACGAACTAAGGAACTGGGTTGTGCGGTTGTTCGCCTTAAAAAACGAAATCATTTCGCCAGACGGATCGTGATCTTCGGATAGGCCAGAGACGAGAGTCGGGTCTACACGGTAACATATTGTTGACTCTATGAACTCCGCAAATTTATCTTGTATCTCAAGTTTATTTATTCGGCGGTGGTTGGTGCATTGTAGGACGAGATCGTCGAGAGATTTCAAGGACTGTAGCCAGACATTCGTGTCTAAATCTTTGTATACCCAACCGCCGGGAGGCTCCATGTTCGGGTATTTTAATGTTGGAAATTTTTGTTCCATTTAATTAATCCGAGCTTATACACTAAATCTGTTCCGATGTCAAACTTTTACGCACTATATTTTGCTCTGGGGTAGACCGATATGTTTTGTCAGGATCCTCGACATATCCAGAGAACATCGCTTCTCCCCATGTGCTTTGCGATTCTGTCCCCACCCCGGGGACTACACCGAGGCGTTCCCGCACAAGAGCGGTTATCCCGACGGCACAGTCCGCAAGATCGGGAGACTTACCGCTTCGTGCCTTCATGACGGTCTTCGGCTCGAGGCAGATCGGATTTGTTTTATCGAGCATGAGCCTGTAGCAGAACTCTTTGATCGTATCCACATCCGTGCCACGGATATGCCCTTGGCGTCCGAACTGATAGAATGTCCCCCACAGCTCGGTCACACGGTTGGCGTAACGCTCCGACGCCGGGACGCTGTCCTCCATCGATACTGGCAGGCTGGTTGGCTTCCCGCCGAACTGAACACGCATAATCCCACGGCCCCATTTTTCCTCGATGATGTCTGCGAGGGCTGACTGCGTACCCGTTATATCTATCCCGAAATTGACTGGAGTAACCCCGTTTGATTCACAAACCTCTTTCACCTTGCCTGCGGTGACATAGTTCAGCGGTTCTTCCGCCGTCATCTCGAGCGGGATTATTATCGGGTCGTCCAGCTCGATCATGTATTTATCACGATCGCTTATCCCGACCCTTGCGACCCGCAACGCACAGCGGTCACCACCTGAGGAGAACGCTGGATCAAGGAACGCCACGGTCTGACAACCAGACTTCCAGATCGTTCCCCGGGTCATCATCTCGTTCTTCACGAAAAACGATTCGGAGAACATCGTTCTTGGTAAGCCCTCTGGAGGAATGAATCCACGGGTCTGCGACCAGAACCTTGGGTCGCTTTCACCGTACCATTTTATCCGCTGGTCGATGTCGGACTGCTTGAGAAGGAACGGGAACAACTTCGGATCTTTTATAGCGGGTGACTCCAGCCCGTCAAAGTAAATGCAAGTCCCGAACTTTGTCTTCCACTTTTTTATCGTCGGGTTGATGGAGTTCCATCCGTCGACTGGCTCTGAGTATCTTCCTAGCGGATCAAGGCGGGACTCAGGATTGCCCAGACCGATAAAATGGAAGTCCTCGCCACCCTGTAAGTTGCTGACCGCCTCTACAGCAGCTTCCCGGGTCGCCTGCATCTCATCCACCACCAGAACATTCCTGCGATTGTGTTTTCCGATAATATTTCCCATCGCCTCCCGTATGCTACCGATCAGGACTGCCACCCCGAAGATGCCGTTCTTGGTATTGTCGTCCCCGAGGATGATAGCGGTCGTTGAGCTTTTATACTGACCGACTGGCTCTTTCAAGGCGGAGAAAAGTCGGACTATCTCTCCGAATATACGCTGTACCAAGGCTGGGCGGGTGGTAGAGCAGACTGTACAGGTGGTGCAGGCAGGAGCGGAAAGCCAATGGACGAGTACGATTGCGGCGATATTGGTAGACTTGCCAGCACTCGACGGCCCCCACATCGTGAAGAACGGCTCCATACAGAACTCACGAACCGTCCGCTCCGTCCATTCGCTGGTACGGAATGACCGTGAACTCCAGAGGAGACTCATGCATCTCAGCATAATCTTCGCCCGTTCCTCACGGTCGCCGTTCTCGACTATACTCCGAGAGTACCCGAGTAACTCCATAGATACCTCGGAGGTGTTATCTTTGAACTGAATGCCGTATTTTTTTATCATAATGCGATAAGGACTTCGGCGAGGTTGCCACTACGGGTGGGACGCTTCTCTATCAAGTCAACTACTTCCCCGTTGCGGTCGATGGTTTGACGACCAGTACATTTTCTTGCGATCATTTTTTGATATATTTTTCCATCGATCTCGTTGAGTAGCATCTTGACCGCAGGGCGGGAGCTGTTGCCAGATAGACCAAGAGAGATCTCGACCTCTTCACGGGTCGCACCTATCCCACAGCAACTTTTTATATAATTATATACACGATCCGCCACACGATCGCAATGACCAACTGCGGTCATCCTGCCGAAGGCGGAGCGGGATGTATCGGCGTAATGGTTCAGACGCTTCGTGGGGTTGAGATTTTCCTGTGCGGGTTTATCCTCCGCTCCTTCCTGTGCAATCAACTCCATCTGCTTTGCTTTTGTATTGCCTTTCTTGAAACACACGGGGTTTTTTTTCGGTCTATGAAACTCGCACTCCCACATATTCATACCCTGTGACTCAACCATTATATATCTGCCAAGGCACACGAACTCGCTTTTTGTTTTCAAAAGCCTACAGTCTAGAAACGGGCAGCCTACGCCCCGGCAGTCCTTCGGATAATTTTTTAAGACCTCGCCGCTTTTAGTTATAAAGCTCATCGCTCTCCTTTCAGTATTACCTGTTCTCTAACTGCTCTATCGTTTCGAGAAAGCACGGAGTGTTATCGCCCATCCAAGCACCGATCTGGTTGAACTCAAAAAATTCGACTGCTTCCTCGTGCGTCATTCCTTCCTTGACCATTTTTTCAATCACCTTCTCGGTGTCGTAACACAATATCGGAGGCGACATTTTTCTGTTGACGATACCGACAACACAGTCGTCGAAACCATCCATCCTTAATATTTTGTCGTCAGGATATGTTTCATCTATAAGTTTATCTAAATCCATAACACCTCCTTACTTATTGTTTCTCATAAACGGCTGCTCTTCTCCGTGAGATTCTTCCGTAATATTATTAATCCATTCCATCACGAGCTTCGCCCACTCCCGTATCTCCTCGTGTTTCTCCATAGGAAACCGCTCGGCAAGCTTCTTCTGTCCCTTAGAGCAGAGACACGGACACGATTCCGTGGCAGGGATCTCTACTGGCGGGACTACCCCGAGGTGCTTCTCGCCGTTAACGGTTGAATAACAGTACGACAGCCATCCGCCGCTGCACATCATGCACTCGTCATCAGGATTCAATCCGTCCCTCGCCTGTTTCTTTTTCCACCAATTATACTTAATTGCCCTAATCATATCCTCAACGGTAGGGGAGTAATCAATCTCGCCCTTCCGCTTCCGCTCGACCAGCACACACATCGCATCCCTGATGTCATCCGCCCGGGCGGACGGAAGCTCCTCTCGGATGATTCGCTCCCAGATCTCGGCGTCTTTATCGCTGATCTTCTTGAACCTCGCACCGAACTCCTCGTTCCAGCTCACGGTCTCGTCTCTCATTTTAAGATCCCCTCCTTTATTAATCGTTTCTCCATCTTGGCACTCCAGAGATATTGTTCGCATACCATATCGGTCATCAGCTTCCGCAGTCGGGTGTTTTCGGAAAGCAAGGAGTTCATAGTCAACGCCTGTAATTTCAATGCTTTTTTCATTAACTCGGTTTTGCTCATTTCGCCACCCCTTCCTTGATGAGCCGTTGCTCAAGTTCGTCAATCAAAGCTATAGTCTGCTTGTTAATACATAATTCATTATCCATCATCCAGCCGTGCGATTGACAATATCCGTGGTGGTCAAAACAACATTCTTCGTCGTCAGCATACATTTTCAAAATACGAGCCGCCTCCCCGCACAGCACCCTGAGCCTTTCTACAGCCCCCGGCTCTGGCACATCGGAGTCCCACCACACGCCGCAGTCTTTCGTAACAGGCAACGCTCGTTCTGATGTCGATATATAAAAAGCTAACCCGTATCGTTTAGATTCCCCAACCCAAACCACCGTCACCTCCCTTGAGTCGTCCGCTACCTTCCAATACTTCCACCCCTCGGTTGTCGGCGGTGTCTTTGTCCACATATCATTCTCCTTTCGCCTCGTTGATGCTTGCCTCGTTGAGGATTTCTCTTATTCTTAAATCGCAGTTTGCCATATCTGCCCGTCTAATCACCGCCTCAAGCTGTGCGATACGCAGGCGGTAGGCGATTGCCTCGGTGGTGAGCTTGTCAATTTTAGTGATATAACTTTCATCGGTATAATTTGGTCCACTCATTTCACCACCCCTTCCTGCTTAAGTCGTTGCTCAAGTTCATGGTGTTTGTCGGCATCGTTTAAATAGATTACTGTGCTACCCCGTTTCCACAACTCCCCGCACAGCACCTTGAGCCTTTCGCATGAGGGGCAGGGATATTGAGCCGGATTAATATCTACTTCGGGATTCAAACCCTGTTGTAATTTCCCGTCCTTATCAAAGTGGGTATGTTTAACAGTATCCATTTTCCATTCGCTCATATCCCCTCTCCCTTCGGTTGGTTTATCTTGCTTTTGCAACACAATTTGTGGGCTTTCAAAAATGCCTCATAACCCAAACGGATGGCGGTCGAGTCTGAACCTTCGGCATGATATTCTGCCCCGCAAACGCACTTGATATTTATTACCATATCTCTCCCTTCGCTCGTTTCAATGCGGATTTAGGCATATCCAGCATATCGTTAATGCGTTCTTTTAAGTCGGCAATCGTTTCCCTGAGCCTTTCTACAGTCCCCGGCTCTGGCACATCGGAGTCCCACCATTCGCCGTTCATATCTTTAACACGAATTTCAGAATCTGCATCACACAGCCCCATTCTGCCATAATCTACTATTTCTTTTATCAACACATAATCCCCATAAACCCCCTTTGCTCTTCGCCAATACTTCCACCCCTCTTTAGTCGGCGATGCCTTTGTCCACATATCATGCTCCTTTCGCTCGTTTGCGTTTCATTTCCCCACCTCGCCTTTCGGGATGGGCTTGAAGTTAGAACATTCACCGTCATCTTTCGGACAGTAGCAACCATCGTCACCCTTAATCTTGCAAATATCACACTTAGGATTATATTCAGGGTCTGAACATCGCCCCTCTTGCGTGGGCAGTTCGGTGACGGTGAATCCGGCAACTGACAGGAGATATTTATAATCTGGCATTACCCGCAAATCCCCTTTATTATCCCACTCAATCTCTACAATCGTTTTCATTTCTCTCCCTTCGGTTGTTGAATGTCATAAACAATATGGCATCTGCGGCAGGTTGAATGAATGCCGTGGTACTTCCATGTTTCACCCGGCCTGTGACCAATCTGCCTACAAACCCACGACATTAATCGTTCCCAAAAAGAATTTCTCATTTATCTCACCCCTCTCCCTTCGGTTGGTTCAATGCGGATTTAGCCTGCCATGCTTTGCCATAATCCCTGTCTGATATGTCTTTTATCTGGTCCATCCGTTCGGCAAGGCAAGTCGGGCAAACTTCTCGTTTTTCTGCACCGGCCATACGAGGATGCTTACCTCTAATCATTACGGTTTTTGCACCGCAAATTTGGCAGAGGTATTTATCCTGCACCTTGTCCAGTTTGGCTTTCAGCTCTGCGTTCTCGGCCTTAAGTTTATCAAGTTGTCGCATTGGATGTTTCTTGCAATTTGCGATGTGCTTTGTAATAGCATCCTGTGAATTAGGAGCATCTACGGCAAACGATTCACCGCAGTATGCACAATAGGTAAAACCATATTTGCGTTTTAGTTCCAAGTTTTCAACCCTGAGCCTTTCGCATGAGGGGCAGGGGGGCGGTAAATCAGGCGTTGCAAAGTAGCCACTGGTTGTTATTTTATTCATCTTGCTCCTTTCGCTTGGTTGCGTTTACTTTGGAAGCTTTGGCATTTAATCGGGTTGCCTTTCCAGCAGGTTGTATACTTTGCTTTGTAGTGGATACATTTAGAACATAAATGTTTCTCTGCCTGCTCCAACCGCACGAACTTACGGGCGGCACGGGCGAAGTTTAGCACTACTCCCTTGGCGTCGTTTTTATAAAGATACTGACCAAACACTTCCCTTACCAACTGCTCTGTATTTTTCATGTCTCCACCTCGCCTTTCGGGATGGGGAGCCAGTCAGAACAGCAATCAGTCGGATTATAGTCCTGTAATTTACAACCGTCATGCCTGCCGCAATTTTTGCAACGCCGCCCCTCTTGCGTGGGCAGTTCGATAATATGTCCCTCCCCCTCCATCGCACAATCTATTTTTACTATAACTTTTGCAACCCTATCCCATTCTTCGTAGCCCTTTACATCATTAGGAAGTTCATCCCAACTGTCTAACAAGTCTCCGATTAATGGCATAACGAGCCTTGATTGTTCTCGCCTAATATTTTCCCATTCCTGACTAATGCTGTTTTCATCTTGCGTGGGCAGTTCGGTGACGGTGAGTAACGCTGCTCTTAATTCATCTATCAACGACTTATTGTTTTCAGGTTGCCATGCAAGGGGTGATTTATTGTCCCATGCGTCAATTAGGCGTTGAGCTGAAATCTCCAGAATCGTTTTCATTTGCTCTCTCCTTTATGGGCCTCATACTCCACCCACATACACTTCCACCAATTTTTACATTCTTTCAAACAAGCTGAATATTTACCAAGGCATTTACTCATCGAGCAGGCTCCTTCTCTTCATCACCTTCACACCCTCATCCAGCCATCGCTCCTGATTAAGCCAAGTCGTCGGATGGGGAATAAACTGTCCGCCGTCTTTCTGCCATTGATCAGACACCAACTGCTCCGAGATGGCCTTCTTGATCGTCTCCATAACCTCGGAGCATTTATGAATTTTAAATGACCTGAACGCACACGCCTTCCCGACCTTCCTTGGATACAGGCTCCAGAACTCCTCGAACGCTTTTCCAATGCGTCCATTGCCGTTTTTATTTATCTCTTTCGCAACCTCCCTCTCGGACTGCTCGTTCCTGTACTTCTGCATCCACTCCCTTTGATATGTCCTCCTGTGATCCTGTGCCAGCTCACGACCAGTCTGCTCCCTGTAAAATACATAATTCAATATCACCCATCCATCAGGTGTCTTTTCAATCCTCTTCCCGTCGTTGGTCGGCGTCCTTGAATGAATGTCGGGTTTGGCGAACCGCTTTATCGCCTCGTCTATAATTTTTATATCAAGCTTACACCGCATCGCCAGCCATCCCTCGGATCCCCGTATAAACCCTTCGGAGTCCGCCAACGCAAGCATTGTTATCCACACCTTGCATATCTCTGGAGATTCCTGCCAGATACTACTCTCAACTATGTCGCTGAATAACTTTGTAAATCCCATCTTACTCCCTTCCTAAAAAAAGAGCGGCGGACAGGTGGAACTCTAGGTAGGACACGGCACCAAGACGATGCGTGTTGAAACCTTTGAATGGCCTGCCGCCGCAATATTTAAACATTGATTGAATCATCCTCGTGTCCGTTTTTGAGAGTTCCATTTCTCATTTACCTGACACCCTAAACGAAGTGTCAACATTAGTCAACAACTATTTTCATTTATTTTTACCCTTTATAATCCCCTCTGATTCTGATTCTGATAAGAGAAGATTAAGATATAAGATTAAGACAGAAGCAGAGGGTTGACAGGTGTAGATTGATGTTGACACCGTTAACAGATGTTGACAGATCAGGACTTAGGCTTTTCAGCATCTTTCTTAGCATTGAAATCATCGATCATATCAAGCCCTCCCATCAGAACATCCACCTGCACGACTCCCTTCTCGACCGTCTTTAAATTCCCCTCCCCATCTTTAATCCCCAACAGCTTCTCCAGAATGTCATACATCCTCGCAGTAGCGTCCACCAACCACTTCATCTCCTTATCGTCGCTACTCTTGATCGTTACCACCCTTAACTGAAGCTTCGCCAGCACCCCGTTCGCTATCATGATCATCCTGTCAATCGCCCCGCTCTTATCCAGACTGCCTCCCATCACAGACTTAGTGTTCCCCAACTTCTCCTGCATCTCCTTCATCAAATTACCTTCTTCAGGAAAGATGGATCCCTGCGACTTCATCAATTCATCATAACTCTTCTTCTCCTTCCACCATCCGTCCCGGTAAGCCTTTCTCCTGATCGTCTGCATTTTGATCGAGTACATCTCAGACAGCTTCTTCACTTTCAGCCCATCCTTCACATACCCGATTTTTATCTCGGCCCAGACAGAGTTGGTAATCTTGGTACGAACAGGTTTTTTTCTCTCTTTGACTTCTTTTTTTAAGGAGATTCTGTCCTCTGTGACAACTTCAGCTGTAGATTCTGTCGCACTTTGTGACAATTCTTTTTCCATGAGAATCATTTAATCAGTTTGCTCAGTAAATGTCAATAATTTTCTGGCACAAATCGCTTTTGTAGGGTTAATGCGAGAGACATATCCTATAATAAGCCCCTCTAAATTTTGGGGGCCACTACCTCTCCAAATTCACTCCCAGATCCAAAAAAAGAATGCTTTTTTTCAGAATCGTGTCTCGTTGAACGGCTGTTATACCCAACTGGACATAAGGTTTATTATGCGACCTGCCAAAGTTCTTGGCATCAACTATTTACGATGGAGTTCTCATATAAAACTCTGGAGGATGGATAACTGATCCCGTGAATGTGGGAGAGATCGTTTCCCGTCCGATTATGACGCAACGCTCCTATCTCATTCGCCTCAGATCAGGCGATCAGACTGGTAACTGACTGGTATGACCTGAGCTTGGCGGTGGTCACCTGAGCGATTCTGGAGCGGTTGAAAATAGTTTACGATAGTTTGCAAGTCGGGATCGAATGTCGGTATCTTAGGTATGAGGGGACGATAGTAGGTCAAAACAATATGGAGGTGAATCATGCGAACGAAGAAACAGATGGTGCAAGAATGGCTGAAGCTGGCGAAAGAGTTCAGGGCGAGAGCGGAAGCGTACGGCGGTAATAGCGATGACAGAATGAAGACGGGATACTGCCTTGGGCAATCCGATGTATACTTGAGACTCGCCCGTGAGCTTTGTAACCACAGTTACATCGAGATCGCTGGAAGCGACAGCGTGTTCGCCTGTGAGATCTGCGGAGTGGAGGACGGGTCGGTGCTTGAGTTTCAAGGTGCGTTATACTGACGGGGTCAATAATAAAACTGGAGGTGAATCATGGATCGATCAGCAATCAGCAGGGCGTTGGGCAAGTGTCTGGCGTATTTGGCCTGCGGTAAAAATGATCAGGCAACTGAATGGGCGAATGAGTTGATCAAGCTCTTACGCTCGAATGGATGCAACATCAACATATGAATGGAGGTGAACGATGATCAAAAGACGCAAAGGCAAAATCATAGCGGTGCAGACTCAGTTCGGATATTTCGTAAAAGAGCTTCATAATATCCTGAGCTATAAGATCGGTGAAGGAATCACGCATGAGGATATGCGGAAGGAGATTCTGAACGGGACTGATGTTAAAATCATCAAGGCGTAAGACCTTTTAAGTCGTTGAAAATTACGACGAGGCCCAGAGCGTGATCTCTGGGCAAGGTTAGTAAATGTTCGAGTCAGTAAACAACAACATGGAGGTGTTTGATGAACCTGAAAAAGTTATTTAAGAATTGCAGGAACGCTGGCGTCCCGTTGGTCGGGATCGAGACGGCGGAACCTGCCAGCACAGTCAGGACGATACTGGCGAGTCTGAACGGCAAGCAGAACGACATACCGATCATTGAGTGGGATCTCGTTCGGGCTTCCCGTGGACTCACGGAAAAAGGCAAGGAGATCGTGCAGGCCATCTGCGGAGAAAATGATCCGAAGATGGTAACGAGGAATCCAGTCGATTTTCTCGACATGATGGTACAGGTTCCTGAGAACCAGATCGTCATCATGCACAATGCAAACAAAGGATTCGCTGGCGAGGGATTCTCGCAGGCCGTCTGGAATTTGCGTGACTCGTTCAAGCAGACGGGAGCCACTCTCGTACTGCTGGGATCGATGGGCTGGAAGTTGCCTGCTGAGCTGGTGAACGATGTTGTCATGCTGGCGGACGATCTGCCAGAAGACGATGAGATCGTGACGATCATTGCAGACCTGCTGAAAGATGCAGGGCTGGAAGTGAACGAAGACGATAAAGCCAGAGCAGTCGATGCAGTCGCTGGTTTGTCCAGCTTTGCTGTAGAGCAGTCTGTAGCAATGTCACTCGACAAGTCGGGCATCAGAGTCGACGATCTCTGGAACCGCAAGCGGAAGTCTATCGAGCAGACCAAAGGCATTCGTTGCCATCGTGGCGATGAATCCTTTAAGGATGTTCGAGGCTACACTCAGGTGAAGGATTACTTCACCAAGGTGAAGGGCAACAAGAATCAGCGGTATCGTTGCATCGTCTGGATCGATGAAGTCGAGAAGCACTTTGCAGGCAATGCCGGAGATCTCTCTGGGACAAGTCAGGAAATGACTGGTGCAATCTGCTCATGGTTTCAGGAGACAAAAACCAACGGCGTCATGTTCTATGGCGTTGCTGGATCGGGCAAGTCGGCGATGGCGAAGGCTCTGGCGTCTGAGTTCGGAGTGCCGTTGATCGCTCTCGATTTCAGCGGACTGAAAGGTTCGTTGCAAGGCGAGTCTGGTCAGAACCTGCGATCAGCTCTGGCGTCGATCGATGCCATCGGGCGTGGCAGAGTTCTGGTAGTCAGCACCTGCAACGGCATGGCAGTCCTTGCACCTGAGATGCGTCGACGGCTGGGTAGCTTGGGCATCTGGTTCTTCGACTTGCCGACTGCTGAAGAGCGGAAAGGCATCTGGGAGATCTGGCTGGCGAAGAGCGGTCTGAAAGCCGATCAGGAAATGCCTGATGATCGTGGCTGGACTGGAGCGGAGATCAGCCAATGCTGTTTCCAATCCGTGATGATGGAGTGCAGTCTGATCGAAGCGTCGAAGAAGGTGGTGCCTGTTTGCAAATCGTCGGCTGACATAATCGAAGGTCAGAGACGGCAAGCGTCAGGTAAGTTCCTGAACGCTTCGCTTGAAGGTGTTTACAGGTATGAGCCTGAAGCACCATCCGCCAACGGCGGACGCAAAATGCAGGTGTAGATCCTGCAAGGTTTGACTGGTGAACCTAAATAAAACCAGTCACAATTTTAAGACCGAAGTGTTCGAGTAGTAAACAATAAATGATGGAGGTGAATATGCCTTGTAACACGATTCAAACTGCAAGCGTGGATATGTCAGTCGGCAATCCGACGATTCTACGGGATGCGGTCAAAGGACTGGGTGCTACGCAAGACCTGACCCAGCGTGAGACATTCATTGCCTTTCAGGGTAAGGCGATCGGCGTCAGGTATCAGGCTGGCAAACTGTATGTCTCTGGAACTGGCAAGGTCGCAGAGGTGACCAATCTGGTGCGGAGGGCGTACAGCAAACAAGTGCTGACCAATCAGGCGAAACAGTTCGGCTGGCGTCTGGTAGATCAGGGTAACAACAAGTTCGTTATGCAGAAATAATGGAGGATGATGATGGCAGATAAAATTACATTTGAGATCCTCGAGGACGGCACGATCAAGTCGGTTACCGATGCGGTCAGTATGCCGAACCATTCGAGTGCAGATGGCCTGCTGATATCGATCGGCAAGCTGGCAGGTGGATTAGTTAAACGGGCGATGAGAATGGGCGTCCGCCATTCTCTGGCTGGAGCTTTACACGCTCACGCTCATGATGGACATACGCATCAACATTAAACGAAAGGAAATTATTATGCGTAAATTAAGTAAATTAAACGAGAGTTCGATCCTGATGAGATTGTCCTTCGGTAAGACGGGCAACATTCGACAGGCGGATCTGGGCAAGGTATCAACCGAAGGAGCCGACAAGGCGAGGCTGAAGCTGGGGAAAGTTCTTTTTACCAGCGACGAGTTCTCCGCCATCGGAACCTTCGACGGCACGATGACGAGCTGGGTACAGTCCCGTGCGATAGGATGCGACATTGGTTACAAAGGCGTAGCGATACTCCCGTTGACCTTGCTGGCATCGGTTGAGGCGAAGCTCGAGGAAGGCAAACAGTTGCGAGCGGAATTGGTCGAAAAGTTTCTGGCAGTATATGATCAGGAACGGGAGACCGCTCGAGGGCTGATGAAGGAACAGTTCAAGGAGAGTAATTATCCTCCCGTGGACGAGGCACGGCAAAAGTTCAGGTTGAACTGGAGCTATGTCACCTTCGAGGTTCCGAAGTCATTGCCTGCTGAGCTGAGAGAACGGGAAGGCAAGAAGCTCGAGCAGAAGTTCGCTGAAGTCGAACAGCAGGTGGTCGACGCCATGCGTGAGTCGTTCAGGGGGCTGATCGCTCATCTGGCAGAGTCCTTGACTCCGAAGGCGGACGGCAAGCAGAAAAAGTTCTATGACACCACAATCACTAAGCTGGTTGAGTTCCTTGCCTTATTTAAGGATCGGAACATCATGGACGATGACCAGCTGGCTAAGCTGGCTGAGCAGGCTCAGCGAGTCATCGGCGGTATCACTCCTGAAAAGATTCGGGAGAATGCGAGCCTTCAGAAGAGCCTGAGGGAAGAGGCTGAGAAACTGAACGGGGCGATCACAGAATTGATCGTAACCGCTCCACGGCGGAAAATGAATCTGGATGATGACTAGGATCCAGATCAAGGTATGACCTGCACCTAGAAGCAGGTCACAATTTACGGGTACTAAACGACAAGGTAATAAAAAAGATACTGGAGACTACTATGGTGGAAAGTATGATGGTAGGGATGACGATAGGCACCATCGGCTGGACGGGACTGATCCTGTACACGCTGGTGAAAGGCTGAACAGTTCAAAAACAACAGGAGGAGGTGACGATGGACAAGAAACATTATGGTCTGCCAGAGCTTCGGTCAGGTGATATCCTGACCACAAAGTCTGGCAGGCAGGTCGAGGTACAGGTCGTAAGATCTCACAGGGCCACTCAGGACAAGCCGTGCGACGAGCCGTGTTACAGGCTCCTCCACGATCTGGGCAACGGGAAGCAACTGGCTGGCAGGTCGATCTGGACGCTCGACGATCTGATTCGGGCTGGATGCCGTCTGGCCTGATGGAAGCAGGTGCCGGGGGTCGCAGGGTTCCCGGCACCGATCCGCTGGGCGGATCGTCCGCATAGTGAAGGCAAAAACTAATGATATCGATTGAAGTCGATGCCAAGCAGGTGACTGAAACGAACTGCGAAAACATTGTGGATGCCATCGATGAGATTGACTTTCAGGAAGTCATCCGCAACAAGATCGAAGAGTACGACAAGA